TAATAAACTTGCAGATGCTACAGACACATTCTCTACTGTGTACCATAGTGGTAAGACTAAGAAACAGAAAGAGCAGGCATTGAAAGAGTTTAGATCTGGAGATAAGCCTGTACTATGTTCTACTAAAGCTCTTAACCAGGGCTTTGATGTAGCGGATGCTACCATGGCTGTAATTTGTGGTTTGACTAGTAAGTCATTAACTATGATACAACGTGTAGGTAGAATTGTTAGATACCAAGAAGGTAAGATAGGCCAGATATTTATCTTGTATGTCAAAGACAGTCAGGAAGAAAAATGGTTGAAAAGTAGTGTTAAAAATCTAGATAATGTGACCTGGTTAACTTGATAATCAGGCACATTTTTCGTAAATTTATAGAGATATGCAGATACAAATTGACATAGAATTGCTTATTGAAAATGACATCAGTGCTGATGATTATTTGGCATTGTATGCTATTTATAGGAAAGGATTTAAGACTCTAGAACAATTGAAGATAAATCCTGATTGGGAGAAACTACAATCAAAAGGCTTTGTTAAGCTTGGAGATACCCCGGATAAACATATTATTAGGCAAGAGTTTATTGATTTATTTTCTAGTGACTTTGACCAGATGTTTGCTGAGCTCGTCAGTACTTACCCACTTAAAGTAAGAACTAAAACAGGTAGCTATCGCATCTTACGCGGATCAGATCCTAATCTCAAGACTAATGCTAAAGCAAAGGCTAGGTATAGTAGAATCGTAGGTACAAAAAGATTTATGCACGAAAAGATTATGCGCCTATTACGAACACAACTTAAGGTAGAACGTAACAACCTTGAGTACATGCAACAATTGGAGGTGTGGTTAAATAATCATACTTGGGAAAAATACTTAAATATAGACGAAAATGGAGGAGAAGAAACCAGAATCACACGTCGCCTCTGACGTATTCAAAGATAGAGGATTTCAAAAGATAGACAAAGCAGTCAATCAGTCCATTGCTATAGTTAAACAAGCTAAGCTTGGTCAACGTAATGTGCTAGCTACATCATGGAAGCGCTTAAACAAGAACTTACTAGGTGGTTTACAGAAAGGTAAGATGTATGTTATTGCAGGTCGTCCTGGTGTTGGTAAATCAGCATTCAGTAATCAACTTGTATTTGATGTACTAGATACTAATCCTACTAAGTCTATTATAGTATTGTATTGGACATTCGAGATGCCCGGTTACCAACAGGTAATGCGTAGCGCTTCAAAGGATGTTAAGAAACAAATGGCAGACTTATTGTCTGTAGAATCACCACTGTCAGACATAGACTTTAAAACCTATGCATCCAAGGTACAGAAGTATGGACACTATCCTATTTACTTTAACAACATACCTAGGACAATGGAGTATATCATGCAGACTAACGAAGAACTATTCTTGCAGCACCCTAATCACACAGTTATCAACTTGTTTGACCACTCGCGTTTGATCCGGGGTAATGAAGAGACAGAGCTTCGTAGACTTAACACTATATCTAAAGGATGTATGTGGATGCAGTCTAAGCTTGGTGTTATTAATATACTACTATCTCAGCTTAACCGTAACATAGAACAAGAGCATCGTGCTAAGAATCAATATCAACCACTCCTAACAGATTTGTTTGGGGGTGACTCTATTGGTCAAGATGCGCATGTTGTTATGATACTTAATAGGCCTTATGATTTGTATGGTATTACAGATTCATACTGCGGTGAGAACCCTGAAGGTCTACTAGCATGTCATATGGAGAAGAACCGTGATGGTTTACTTGGTATGATTGGGTATGAAGCAGATATGTCTACATTTACTATTAAAGAAAGAACGTGATAACTGAAGTTACTAGAAAGACATTTACCATACGAGCGTCTGGTAGGTCTACAGATTTTATCACACCTAGCTTTGGTCACGGATGTTTGTATGATTGTAGTTATTGCTACATGAAACGGCACAAGCCTGATGGTTTGACTATTGCAAAGAATATAGGTGATATACTTACAGAGGTAAACAATCACGCATACTTTACACCAGTAGATAAACCTAATCAAACTCATGCAGAGTACACAACTTATGATATAAGCTGTAACGAAGACTTTGCATTGCATGCTAAGTATCACAATTGGGAAAGCATCTTTGAATTCTTTAGAACTCACCCGGTTGCTATGGCTAGTTTTGCTACTAAGTATGTAAACAATAATCTTCTTACGTATAATCCGCAAGGTAAAGTACGTATAAGGTTTAGTCTGATGCCGCAGAAGATGTCAGACATACACGAGCCTAACACCTCAAAGATACATGATAGGATAAATGCTATCAATAGATTTGTAGATGCAGGCTATGATGTACATGTCAACTTTAGTCCTGTCATAGTGTATGACGGGTGGTTAGATGACTACGCTCAGTTATTCAAAGACCTGGATGATGCTGTGCTCTATAAAGATAAAGTGCTAGCGGAAGTTATCTTCCTTACACATAACTTTAAAAAGCACAAAGTCAACTTACAGAGGCACCCAAATGCTGAAGTAACACTATGGACACCGGATATACAAGAGATTAAGACGTCACAGTATGGTGGCGAGAACCTGAGATATAAACTTGAATTCAAGGGTAAGTTTATACAGCAGTTTAAAGAATTGCACAGGAGTATTATTCCTTGGAACACTATTAGATATATATTTTAATTATGGAACTACCAAAAACTGTGGTAAAGGCGAGCCGTAAGTCGCCTAAGAACATGATAATCTATGGTCCACCTAAGATAGGTAAGACTACAGTATTGTCACAACTAAAAGATTGTTTGATTATTGACTTGGAGGATGGCTCTGATATGGTTGACGCCCTAAAAGTCAAAGTTAACAACTTGAAAGAACTTGGAGAGGTTGGTAAAGCAATCATCAAAGAGGGAAAGCCGTACAAGTATATTGCTGTTGACACTATCTCAAAGCTTGAGGAATGGTGTGAAGCTGAAGCAAAAGTATTGTACATGCAAACTCCTATGGGTAAGAACTTTGATCAAAAGAACCCTGGTGCATCAGTCCTATCATTGCCTAATGGCGCTGGCTATTTATACTTACGTATAGCCTACAAGAAATGGATAGACAGATTGAACAAGCTAGCGGATCATGTGATCTTAGTTGGACACTTGAAGGATAAAATGCTTGAGAAGAAAGGCAAAGAGGTTGCTGTAAAGGACCTTGATTTGACTGGTAAGATCAAGCAAATTACATGCGCTAATGCTGACGCTGTTGGTTATATATTTAGAGAGGAAGATGAAACTATGATTTCGTTTAATTCTTTAGATGATGTGACAGCTGGCTCACGTTGTAATCACTTAAAGGGAGAGACCATGCCCTTAGACTGGTCTAAAATATTTATTGATTAACCGCTTAAATTTTAAAAAAATGATTGAAGCACGCACAAACGGTAATACTGCACAAACAGAAATTTCAAACTCTAACAAAACAGTAACACCAAAAACTATTACAGTATCTATGATTCTGGAAGACTTAGATAACGGTATTGACCGTACAGGTATTCAGGAAAAGTATGGTCTTGAAAAGTGGGAAGTAACACAGATGTTCCAGCACCCAACATTGAAGGGTAAGAAAGCTAGAAAGATCCGTAAGTTGTCTTTCAACTTTGTAGATGATACTATTACTGAGAATCCTAACCAGACTAGTATCCCTGTAGAGACTGCACCAGATGTGGATGTACATACAGAAGCATCTATGATTGTGGAAGCTACACCAGAGTTACAAGACTTTGATGAAGAAGATGACACAGACGAATTTGATTATTAATTATTAAAACTATTTTAAATTATGGCTATTAAAAGCAATGACAGTAATGTCGAAGTAGCAAATGGTGGAGTAAAACTATACTCTGGTCTTGCTAATTTTAAAGTGATTGCAGTTAACCCTACGTTAGCTGAGTTACACGAGTTAGGTATTATGGTAAAACAAGATCCTAACTATTTTGTAGACTTGAATGGAACAGAGTATTTTAAACTATGCTTCTGGGTTAAGAATGATGACCTTACTACAAGGTTTGAGATCTTAATGAACTCTGAAGAGAGAATATCTAAATCAGGTAAGCATCAATGGATGAACAATGTAGGTCAATCTACATGGTCTGATGGTGAGCCTGAGTATGATTGGTTTAAGAAAGAGGGTCTACGTAAAGCATTGACTGGTGAGGAAACTCTTATTAACTTTGTTAAGCAGTGGGCTAATGTTGCTAATGGTGACGAAGCTTATTTTGAGAGTATAGCTAAAATTGTTAAAGGTGATGTAGCTGAAGTGAGAGCTTTAGTTGGGTTACTAGCAAGCAATGAAGTTAGACTATTGATCGGTGTCAAAGATGGTAAGTACCAGACTGTATACACAAAAGTATTTGGTCGTGTAAAGCCACAAAGAGATGACATCTTTGCTAAGAATCTTAATGATGAGTACGGCGCATTCAATGCTGAGTTTGATACTACTCTTGGATGGGGTGTGTTTACTCCTGAACTAGCTGTAGTAGCTCCAGACGCAGACACTGAAGAAGTTGTTTCAGAAGAAGACGATTGGGTGTAAGCTCATAATATTATTACTAATATAAAAGTGGGGAGTGTAACAGCTCCCCATTTTTTATTAAATTAGCAAGCTTATGATTAATAGTAGAAATAGCGATGTACATTTGTCAAAGGACATGGTATTGAGCAAGATAAGAGAGATAGATATATTCTCATATTACTGTACCCCTTTCAAAGAGCTTGGTTCCCCGTTCTGTAGTGATCTACGTGAAGATAATAGCCCATCAGTGTCTATTATACTTTGGAAAGGTAGGCTGTTATACAAAGATTTTGGTCATCCT